TTAACCCTACTGGTAAGCTTATTGTTATTGGTACTCGTGTTGCCTCAGTTGATCTATATAAAGAACTTCGCAATGAGGATAGGTATCCTGGTGGTATTGTCCCTTGGTCTTATCTAGCAATGCCAGCACTGCTTGAGGCTAATGAGAAACCTGATGAGTGGGTTACATTATGGCCTCACTCAGATCAACCCTTTGATGGACAGAAGGAAGAGGAGCGAGATCCTGATACAGGATTTTATCCTAGATGGAATGGGCGCAACCTTTACAATGAGCGCCAATCTATGGATGCCTCTACTTGGGCTCTTATCTATCAGCAACAAGATATCTCAGATGATGCAGCCTTTGACCCAGTATGTGTTCGTGGTTCTATAGATGGTATGCGTAAGGCTGGTAGGTTAACTGCAGGTCATCCTGGACACCCAAGAGATTTAAATGGTTTTACCTATATCTGTGGATTAGATCCAGCGATGGTAGGAGATACCGCAGCTATCTGTTATGCAATAGATAGGGCAACTAATAAACGCTATATCGTAGATGCTATCAAGATTACGCGGCCTAGCCCTGCTGCTATTAGGAATCTAATATTTGACTGGACATCCCTGTACTCACCTAGTGAATGGATAGTTGAGAAGAACGCCTTTCAATCTTTCTTAACACAAGATGAAGGTATCAAGATGCACTTAGCATCTAAGGGTGTACAGTTTAAAGAGCACCATACCGGTAGTAATAAATGGGATGCTGGTTTTGGTGTTGCATCTATGGCTACCTTATTTGGTACTAAGCAGCACGATGGCAAGCACCATAGAGATAACCTAATACATTTACCTTCAGACCAGACTGAGAATATCAAAGCTCTAATAGAGCAATTAATTACTTGGTCACCAACGACTAAGGGTAAGACCGATATGGTGATGGCGCTTTGGTTCTGCGAGATCAGAGCAAGAGAGATGCTTAACTATGGTAGATACCAAACTCACCATATTAAGAATCCGTTTCTATCACACTATGAGAAAAGAAAAAGAATGGTCGTCAACCTTGACGAACTGTTTGCAGAAAAAGACCGAACATTTATTTAAGGACAAAAATTGTTAACAACTAAAGAAGTCATCTCCAAGATAGACCGGTTGAAGACTCGGTATGCACCAAGAGATCAGCGTATGCGAGATGTTCTTTCAGTACGCCAAGGTGATATATCTAAAGTCTATCCTGCTATGTTCTCAGAGGATTACCCTAAGCCATTAGTTGCTAACTTTATTGATGTAGCTGCTCGTGACCTAGCTGAGGTAATGGCACCACTACCATCATTTAACTGCGCTGCAACTAATATGGTTTCTGATACTCAGCGCCGTGCTGCTGATACTAGAACTCGTATTGCTAACTACTATGTAGCCTCATCTGATCTACAGATACAGATGTATCAAGGCGCTGATTACTTTAATACCTATGGCCTACTACCTGCAATGATAGAGATGGACTATGAAACAAACAATCCTCGTATCCGTTTACTAAACCCTTTTGGTGTATACCCAGAGTTAGATAGATTTGGTCGTTGCTTATCTATATCACAGATGATTGCATCTGATGCAGAGACTATCGCAGCACAGTATCCTGAGTTTTATAATCAGATAGTTGGTAATAAGAATCTTTACGGATACTCATCTCCTTACCTATCAATAGTTAGATACCACGACAAAGATCAAGATTTAATTTTTATACCAGAGCGTAATAATTTAGTTTTATCTAATACACCTAACCCAGTTGGCAAGTGTCTAGCAAGAGTAGCAATGAGATCATCATTAGATGGTGAAGCTCGTGGTCAATTTGATGATGTATTATCTGTACAACTAGCTCGTGCTAGATTTGCAGTATTACAGATACAAGCAGCAGAGAAATCTATCCAAGCACCTATTGCTATTCCACAAGATGTGCAGGAGTTAGCACTAGGACCAGATGCAATTATGAGGTCTGCTAACCCACAAGGTATTCGCAGAGTTCCACTAGAACTACCAGCAGGAGTATTTACAGAGTCTGGCGTACTAGAGCGCGAATTAAGATTAGGCTCTCGTTATCCTGAATCTCGTTCAGGTAATATTGATGCCTCAGTTGTTACAGGTCGTGGTGTACAAGCATTACAGGCTGGCTTTGATACACAGGTTAAAGCAGCACAAGCACAGTTTGCTAGATTATTTCAAGAGTTAACATCACTTTGTTTTGAAGTAGATGAGAAGGTCTTTGGTTCTATAACCAAAACAATTAAAGGCACCGATGATGGTACGCCTTATACAATGAAATATATCCCATCTCGTGATATTAAGGGCGAGTATGGTGTAGATGTACGTTACGGCATTATGTCTGGTATGGATCCTAACCGTGCCATTATTGCATTACTGCAAATGCGTAGCGATAAGTTAGTGTCCCGTGATTATGTCCGCCGAGAAATACCAATGGAGTTAAATGTTACACAAGAAGAGCAAAGGGTTGACATTGAAGAGATGCGTGATTCTCTTCGTGTTGCTGTTGCCCAGTATGCACAAGCTATACCAATGCTTGCCTCGCAAGGTCAAGACCCAACTCAAGTCATTACTAGGATTGCAGAAGTAATCCAAGGTAGACAAAAAGGTTTCCAATTAGAAACTATTATAGAAAAAGCATTTGCACCTGAACCACAACCAGCAACACCACCTGTTGCTGAACAACCTGCTATTCCAGCAGTAGGAGCGGCCCCCGTTCCTGCCTCGCAGCCAACTGAAGAAAAACAAAGCGGAGAGGCCCCTGCTGCTGGACCAAGACCAGATATCGCACAACTACTCGCCTCCATTGGCGGAGCAGCATAACAAGGGAGGTGAATAATGAATAAAGGATCAAGAGCAGCAGCACCAATGGCAAAGCCTGTAGAAGGTAAGAAAGATACATCTAAGCCAGCAGGTGGAAAAGTTGAGTTCGGATACGCACCTGCAGGTCGCAAAGGAACAAAGGCGTAATTATTTTATTGATAGGAGCACTGGGTGAAGAATGATGATTTTCTCAATCGCCCAGTGCGATTATCTGATTATCTAGTAATAATATCAGGATTCTTTTTAAATTTTACTTCAGTATTTGAAGCACTTGCAGATGATCTGCATCAATTAGCAATCTACCACTCTAACCAAAAAACTCAAGAGGGTAAGATTTGGCAAAACTTTTCACAAGATTTAGAAACTTTAAAGGAGGAATAGTGGCAAGAGGTCCATTAGCTGGCGCATCAGGCCCAGGTAAATTCTCCAAGAGAACAGATATGGCTTTAGGTTCAACATCATATGGTGAAGGTCAAGAAACTGCAATGCTTAATACCGGTGCAGCAAAATCAAAGACTCGCGGTATTGCAGATAACGTAGGCGGTAGACCTGCTAACCCAGTAGCACAAACACCAGTTACACCATTATACGCACCAACAGAAAAACCAGGACAATCCGTTACTGCTGGTGTTGATACGGGTCCTGATGTTGGCTCATCAGCACTTATGATGCAATCTCAATTTGCTAATAGAAAATTATCAGATGTTTTAGCAGAAATGATTCCATATGATACAACCGGCGAAATCCAATATCTTTACCAGAACGCTTTATCTAGAGGTCAATAGTGTCTGAATCTCTAAAAGCAGCAGCATATGCGGCGGGATTATCAGCAGAAGATAAAAGAAGAATAGATAATCTTGGCAAAGCATTAGACACTCATAAAAACTTACTTAATATGCCACAGGATGTGGCAAATTCTGTTTATAAAAATTTACCACAGGCTCAACAACAAAACTTAGTAGATACATTTGGTACAGAATCACCAGATGAAGGACCAAAAGGTCTTCTTGGAACTGCTTGGCACTACACTGGCTATCAAGCATTTAAAGGATTACAGTTTGCATCTGACAGGGTAAGTCAAACTTATCGCGCTCTTGCTATTCCAATTGTAGAAAGAAAAACACTTGGCTTTGCTTGGGAAGAAGCTGGCAAAGATGGCGAAAAGATTTACAATACTGATCGTATTCAAAAGGCAAAAAACAAATATTCTGAAGCACAAATTAGTATTGCACAAAAAATTAGTGAAGGTGCTAATTTATCAGATTTAATACAGGATGCTACAGAAGAAGAAAAGTATTATCTTCGTATTGCAGATCCTAGTAATAAAGAATCAACTAGGGAAGAAAGAGAAGAGTTTGACGAGGCATTAGCTGCTGTCAATGCTGCCAAGTTTTCTCCTGGTCGTCAACTAGCAAACTTAATTGATATTGTAACACCTGGTGATTTATACAAACAAGGTTTCTTTTATAAAATGGTATCAGGTGTCGGTGATGCTATATTTCGTTTACGTACCGATCCATTCATTTTTGCAAGTAAAGCAAAAAAACTTTATGATCTTAATCATTATGCGGTATCTTTAGTTGCAGCACAAGCTGGTGGTAAAGGTGTTAGATTTAATAAATACTTTGATAGACCAGATACAATTGAATTATGGGATAAGGCTGGTGTATCTCTTAAAAAATTAGCAGAGGCTAAGGGTGTAAATCCACAAGCAGCAGCAGAGGCAAGAAAAGAACTTGCTATCCTTTTGCCAGAGTTTGGGCGTTCAGTAATAGATGAATTTATAAAAGGACCAGTTCCAATTACAAACGTTACTACAGCTAAAGCTTGGTTTGAAAATACTAGAGATGCTATAAATATTATATCTCAAGGTTCAGTTGCTCGCCAACGAGTAATCTTACCTCGTATGGACCTTAGCCGTAAGGCTAGAATTAATACTCTAACTTTGGCAAACAAAGTATTTAGTTTTAATAAAGTATCTCCAGCTATAGTAAACGCACTCTTTGGTTCACCCGATAATCTTGATGGCTTGTATGACGAAATTATTACAGCAGAGCCTGGAAAATTGGTGAAAGCACTAGAGGGAGAAGCAGTTAAAGGAACTGCCCGTAAATCTAGTCTACAAATTTTTAGGGCTGTAGATAAAATTAAAAGAGCATTTACACCAATACCAATATTTAAAGATAATCAATTTGATTTATTAGCAAAAGATGCTCCCGATAAAATTTATCGTATGGCTGCTTTATCCTTACCTACTAATATAGCAACAATATTTAAAGAAGTATACGCTGGCACTGATGATATATCTAAAAAGTATTCTATTTATCAAGCAGTTTGGAAACAAGTTGCAGATATTAGAGGTGCTAACTTAACTCCAGAAGCTAATAGTATGAGCAGAACACTAGCCCAAAAGGGTAATGTGCGTACTGGTTTGGGAGATGATCCTCTATCTAGAAAAGCATTACTTCCTAGCGAGATGAATACAATTGTATCTGCTCCTAATCTTGATGATATAGATTTACTAGCAGGTAAAAGTGCTTTTGCAAGAAGAGTTTTAGGAGTTGCAAATAGTAAATGGGTAGAGGATATTACCGGTATTTGGTCTTTTGCAACCCTTGCTGGTCCTCGTTATGCAATCCGAAATGCTGGCGAAGATTTAATGGTTGCCCTTGCTAAAGGTACTAGTCCTTGGGGTTTAGTAAAAGAAAAATACACAGCTACTAGATTAAATACTGCATTACAAACTGTACCTGGCTTAACTAAAACAGAAAAGTTTGCTGCTAACCCACTGGGTGTAATGATGAGATTTATAAATAAAAAAGAAGCCGAGGCAAATACTGTAGCGATTAAGGCTCTTGATGCTAAAATTGTTTCTGGAAGAGAAGAGTTATTTCAACTTAAAAAAGAATTAAAAGCCTTAGATCCAAATTCTAAACAAGCAAAAACATTAAACCTAAAAATTGCTGAAGTAGAAGAAAGTATTGAAGGTGGAGTAGCAGGTCAAACCAGACAAATACTTGCTGAAGCTTTATCTAAAGGTAAGATAAATAATTTCTTAAGTCAATTTGGTATTAATCGTATTAAATTAATAGATGATGAATCTCTTGAAATCTTAACTGAACAAATCATCTATGGAAATATAGATAACTTATTGTCTTCCGTATCTGAAGGCGGTATGAACTTTGCCTCAGGTGCTACTTATAATGAAACCGTATTGCAATTAGTTAAAGATCTTGGTGTCGGAGCACAACCTCTTAGACTAGATTTAACTACTGCTACTAAACAGTATACTCAAGCAGCCAATATTGCAGGTTTTGGTACTAGAGCAATTACTAGCGATAAGAGTGAAGCCTCATTAATTGGTTGGCTATTAAGAGTTTCTTTCTATGGAAATGATGAGTTAGGCTCTATAGCTCTTGCAAATGTAGACCTACCGCCCGATAAAGCAATTGGTATTTTAGTTAATTGGTTGAAAACTCCCAAGGGTCAACAACTCAAAAAAGAGGCAACTGCTGTTAGCGATCTTAAAATAGATGATATAACTTATGCTACAAGGGTATATCAAAACGCTAAAGATTTAGTTACTAAGAGGGGCGATCAAAAGATAAATTTAGATCTTTTAAATAAGATAAGAACCTTTGATGATGATACAAACCAGTATGTAATTTCTGGTAAATTGGGTTTAGATGATGCTCAAAATATAGACCTTGAAGATCTGCCATTAGAGTATGTAGGTCCAGAATTAATACCAGTTGTTCCAGAAAGTGAAAGAACATCTAGCCTTATTAAGAATGGATGGGTATGGTTAGGTCTTGCCAATGCTCGTTTATCTCGTCAACCTATGGCACTGTATGAGTCAATTCGTGTTCGTAAAGAAATGCGAAAGCAAGGTTTTGAAAAAGCGTTTATTGACAAATGGACTGAGGGTATTGAGCAAGGAACTGTCCAATATAAGTCAGCAATAAAATCTGCTAAGACAGAATTAGCAAAAGCTGCAGAAGAAAGAGCCATTATGGAGGTTCTATCTTATGTAGATAATCCATTAATTAGATCTCAGATATCTTTTTCAATGCGTAACTTTGCTAGATTCTATCGCGCTCAAGAAGACTTTTACAGACGTTTAGGTCGTCTTGCTAAGTATAATCCTGAGGCTTTTCAAAAAGCAGCATTAACCTTTGATGGTATAGATCATAACGGATATATACAAAAAGATGACCAAGGTAATCCATACTTCGTATATCCACACTTTGCTCCGGGATATAGAACAATACAGGGTGTTTTGCAATTTATGGGAATACCACAAGACTTTAAGGTTCCATTTCCAGTACAGTTTGGTGGATCCGTAAAGATGTTAACACCATCTTTAAATCCTGATTCAATACTGCCAACTTTCTCAGGTCCTTTAGGTGCTTTATCAGTGACTATGTTATCTAACGTAGTTGATTTCCTACCGTTTGAAGGTTCAGAAAAAACAGCAGATACTATTACCGGAATGGCTTTAGGTAAGTATGCTGTTGATAGACCGTTAATTGACAGGTTAATGCCAGCACACGTTAATAGAGCATTAGTTGCTTTATCTCAGGATGATAGAGATTCTCAATATGCTTCCGCTTATCGCAAAGCAGTAACATACCTTGAAGCATCTGGTAATGGTATACCTAAAAAGTTTGATGAATTTGGTAATCCAATATCACCTACAATTGCTGAACGAGAAGCGTACAGAGAGAAAGTAAAGAACACTACTCTGGCTATTCTTGCGGTTCGTTTCGTTTATGGTTTTGCTGCTCCTGCTTCTCCAGCTATTCAACTTAAATCTGAAATGGCTGAGTGGGTTAGAGATTCAGGTAAAGCAAGTTGGAAACAAGTTTGGTATGGATTATTAGAAAAGAATAATGGTGATACCAACGCTGCTATGGCAAAATGGGTAGAGTTGTACCCTAACCAAGTTCCATACACCGTATCTGAATCAGAACGTAAAACAGTAGGTTACTTCCAATCAGCAGAAGACTCTGGTAAATTTGTTGAAGATAACCCTGATCTGTTTAATACTTACAAAGAGGGCGCTGCTTTTCTAATACCACACAAAGGCGCATTTTCTTGGGATGCTTATAGAACTATGAAATCTATGGGACTACGAGAGAATAAGCGAGTAGAAGATTATTTATTAGAGGTACAAACAGCAGCAGGTGTTCAAACCTACTTTGATAAAAAAGATGAGTTTGATAACTCATTAGCAGGTATTTTAGATCCTTCCGTTAGAAAAATTTTACGTAAACAATTTAACGACTGGAAAGATACTTTTAATGCTGGACAACCTTTGGTGGAAGAGTATCTAGGTAAGGGCAGAGAAAAGGAAATAGAAAGAGTCAACGCTTTAGATGATTTATCTAAAATGTTAGATGATCCTAAGTTTTCAAACATTAGACCTCAGACTCAGAAAGTGTTGAGGGAAATGGTTCAAGCCTATAAAGATTATCGTAAACAACAAGAAGTCTTTGAAATAACTGGCGGTAATGCCGATGTTATAGATATTATTAAGGTTGGTACATTACAAAAAATTAAAGAGTTATCAACCTTTAATGAAAATACACAAGCGGCTTATATGTCTATATTTAGTAGATTGTTAGGGGAATAGTAGTGGCTCTTACTTTACAACAACAGCAGCAACAGATTTATAAACTTGAAGCTGAGTTAGCCGACCTTAAAAAAGAACAATCTCGTTTAAAAGGTGCAAGTAAGGGTGGAGTATTAAAGAAACCTGATCTTACAAGCACGGCAGGTTTGCAAATATTAACTGATTTAGCAGAGACAACCGACCTAATAACAACTAAACAATCAGAGTTAAAAGCTTTAAGAAAAACACTTGGTGAAGCAAAGGCTGAATCTAAGGTAGTTAGTAAAGTTGGAAGTGCTGATGAGGCTCGAAAAGCAGCAGAAGCTGGTTATGGCCCAAATGAAATTCAAAAATACCGAGATGATTTAGCGGCTCAATTAAAAGACAAAAAAGATAAAAAGGCAGCACAAGAGGCTGCCGAAAAGGGACAAGTTCAAGATCAAGAACTTACTACCGAACTAGCTAACGCTGGTAAAGATCTTGCTCAAAAATTTAATGATCAACAAAGAGTAGATTTAGCCTCTCAGTTAAATAAAGTTTATGGTCTTAATCTTCCATTAAATGGAAAGTATTCTCCTGATCTAAAAGCTGCTTATCAGCGTATGCTTTCAGATAAGTTTGTACGTTCCATAGATGAAGGTAGAACTTTATCTACTGTAGATTTTTTAACAATTGCTACCACAGAAGGAACTTATAGAGATTCAGGTGGTGCTGATGAACGATATAGTCCTTTTGGGCAACAGGAAATATTTGATAAAAGTACCGCAGAAGGTGTTATTGAAAACATATTTTCATCTCTTAATTTAGGAGAAGCCAGTCAATCTCAAATAAATACTCTTTACAAACAATTACAGGATGAGCAAAAGAAATCATCTAGTATGTCTAAAGGTACATACAAAATGGTTAATGGTAGAAGAGTCCTTGTTCGAGAATCTGGCCTTGATGCTAGAACATTTTTAGAAAATAAAGTAAAAGAATTACCTGCCTATAAAGAGAGCCAAGCGGCAAAATCGGAGAAAAATAAACAGACTCTTGCAGCCACTGCTTTAGCCAATGGTTACAATCTTGAAAAAGATTTTGCTATGGATCTACCTAATTGGTTAGATGCTATAAACAAAGGTAAATCTATTGATGAGTTTAAAAATAAAATTAGAAAGGCAGCTAGAAGAATATTGCCAGAGGCAGTGAGAAATCAAATTGATGAAGATGAGGATTTATCTACAACCTTTTCTACTTATATGAGCAATATTGCAAAAGCAAGAGGCTTACCTGTTAGTGCTATTAAATTAAGCGATGTTATTCCTCTTGCTGTCACTGATAAGGGTTTTGCTACTTCACAAGAATTTGAAGTAAGGAAAATTGCTCAACCTTGGTGGGATGGTTCCCCAGAGGGTATTGATAAAACTATTACTGTTATAAACGATACACTTAAAAATTTTGGAATGTTAGGACAGGGAGTGCGAACAGTATAATGGCCGAAAAAGTAACGCTTGCTGAGGCTAAAGCCCTTGGTTTTGACAGTACTAAAGGTATCACCAAAGAAGGTGGTATGTACAAATTTGATGTATCACTTGCTCCAGAGCGAAGTGGATTTGGTTCTGTTGGCGTAGCTAAACCTGGTCAAGTACAAATGAGTCCATATTATGGAGATGTTACTGGCGCTTATAAATTAACACAAGAACAATTTGGTGGTGCATATAAGGCAGGCGCTGGTACTAAAAATAGTGATGAGCTATTACGCATTATGCGACAGAATGAAATTAAAGGATTAGTTGATAGCGGTATGTCAGTTGCTGATGCAACCGCACAGATTGATGGCACTAGTAAAGCAGGTGGTGCCGATGGCACTTCAGGGAGTGCAGGGGTAAGTGGTGCTTCTCTTGAAGCACAAGGCGCAGCAAGATCAGCTTATGCTTTATTACTGTCAGAGTTTAGTAGATATGGCCTTGAGGCTTTGGTAACTCCATTACAAGACTTAATTAAACAAGGTCTATCTGGTCCTGAGTTTCAAATTGCATTACGAAATTCTGATGCTTATCAAAAACGATTTGTAGCCAATACTGACCGAATTAAAAAAGGTTTAACAGCATTAAGTCCTGCTGAATACCTAGCATTAGAAGATCAGTATCAAAACATTATGCGTAACTATGGATTACCTGCATCTTATTATACTAAAGATAGTTTGGGTACACAAGCAGGTTTTAACAAACTTATTGCTAATGATGTATCTGCAGTTGAGTTAGAAGAGCGAGTATTAACTGCACAAAAGAGAGTTCTAGATGCAGCACCAGAGGTAACTACAGCATTAAAACAATTTTATCCTGATATTAGGAATAGCGATATTCTTGCTTACACTTTAGATCCTGAAAGAGGATTAGAAGATATTAAAAAGAAAGTAACTGCTGCTGAAATTGGTGGCGCAGCATTAGTCTCTGGATTAACAACAAGTGCAACCGATGCTGAGTATTTACGCCGTTATGGTGTAACTAAGGAATCAGCACAAAAAGGTTATGAAGCTATTGGTGGCGGTCTTGAGCGAGGTAGACAACTAGCATCTATTTATCAACAACCAGATTATACACAGGCAATAGCTGAAGAGGAAATATTTAATCTTCCTGGTCAAACTGCAGCAGGAGAAAAACGTAAGAAAATTATTGGTTTAGAAAAAGCAGAATTTGGTGGACAAACTGGAGTAACCAGTGGAGCACTAGCGAGAGATAGAGCTGGCTCTTATTAACTAAGCCTGCCATCAGAACGACTGGCCTGATGGAGAGATAACAAGACCAGTAGCAGAAGCCATACAGGAATCCCCAAATTGTATGAGGTCTGCGACAACTACAACGAATGGGAGATGGACTATGTCCAATAA